TTGTTACGAATTTATCATCGCCACGTTTTATTTGACCAATACCTTCGTGTGTTGTAATGTTGCCAATCTCAGCAAATGTTATTGTTGAGATTAGCAATAAGAAGTATTTAAGGCTCTTGTGTAATAGTAACACTGTGTCCGTCACCACTAGTAGTTAAGTCTAAAACGTTGTTGTAAGTACCTCCAGTTTGGGTAATTGTAAACGTACCAGTTGAACCAGTGTGGTCAAGTTTCAATGTATTAGCAGTTAAGGTACCTGTTTGGTCAATAGTTACACTATTTGTACTTCCTGTTACATCTAAATCAACGGATGAATCAGTTGTTCCGTCATCACTTGAATCTAAATCCATATCAATTGTATTTGAACCACCTGTTACATTAATGTCCAAGTTTAATCCAGAAGCATCTGTATTTTGACCAATATCAATTACCATATCGTTCGAAGAACCGTCAACTGTGATATTAGTATCTACATCCTCGCACTTACCAGCACCAGCAGTTGTAGTTGCCGTAGCACAGTTTAAATCAATGTCGTTACTACTACCAGTTACACTTATTACTGTATCTGAATCGTCGCCAACTACATGTCCATCTAATGTATTTGTACTACCAATTTGTTCAACATTAAATGTCATTGTGTCACCTTTAATAGTAAAGTCTGTTGTTGATGTACCAATAGTGTTACCGCCACCATCTTGTTTTAAGGTTGAACTTAACGTATCACCTGCTTGGTCAACGTAGATTTTATTATCTGCGCCATGTGTTAGTGTACTTACTAACGCTATAAAAAATAATAGTTTTTTCATTGTACTCTCCTCTAGTCTAATTTAAATTCCCACAGTCCTTTCTTGTAGCCTTTATATATAAGTGCTACAACTGCTTTATCAATTGCTCGCTTAACTGCAAATGTCACAGGTTCATTCTTAGATGCACCTGTTTCAAGTTCAACAAGTTCTGTTCCTAAATCAACAAATCTAAATATATTGCCATTAATGGACTTACTGTATATTGTGTTTGTTGCAGTAGTAGATATAAGAACTTCTCCAGTTGCTACTGACGTTAGTCTTAAACTAACAGTAACTACGTCTTCTCTGAACTGTGATGTTGCACCAATTCCTAAGAACCTAGCACCATCACCACCTGTTGTAATATTCGAATCATATCCAATAATTCCCCCATTAATCATAACGCCAGCAAATATAAGAGTAGGTAACTTTTGTGCGCTGTCACCTTCTACAGATTCTCTACCGTTTCTAATTAACTGTCTTTCTTTAATTAAACTATCTAAACTTGAACGTTCAAGTACATTAAACCATTTTCCATCTCCTATATCATTCAATGACATTACCAATAATTCCAATGCACCTTGTGTTACAGCAGTTGATAATTGTGCAAACTTCTCGCCTGGTTTTCTTTGACCTGTTAAATCCGAGAACTTATATACTGCAACTGTCATTGGCTTACCTTTAAGTACAGGAACAGTAGGAGCGTCAACAACTTTTACATCATCAAACTTTTCGTCACTAACGTCTAAAGTAGCACAGCCACTTAAAAAACAAACAGCAAGTAGTATTAATAAATTTTCCATCAGAATGTAAATGAGTTAATAGGCATTACAATTTCAGTTGTCTTGCCAGTTTCGTCAACTACAGTTAAAGTAACATTACTGTCATCTTTTACATAGGTAATAGTGTTACCTTCAACTTCAACTGTTCCAGAGTTTGATGATGTTTCACCAAACATGTTATCAACTAATTGCTTTGATAACTGTGCGTATATTCTTGCTTCTACGTTTTTAAAGAATTTTGCTAGATTTGTTTTTTCAGTAAGTGCCGCTTCTTTTTCTGCTTGTGCGGTTGCTTTGTCTTTTAATTCTTGTTTCTTTTTAAATAACTTATCTTCTATTGATAGCCAATGCTGTCCTGCATTTCCACTAAACGATGGATTAGAAAACTCGTGTACAAGTGGTGATGCGTATGCACTACTTAGACTTGTTACGATTAGTATTTTGATTAAATTGTTGGCTTTGTGACGCATATTTTGCTATTATTTCCTGTACGTCATCGTCTAACTCTAATCCTTGTTTATGATGGTACTCAAGTACCATCGAAAGTTTAGTGTTTAAACGAATCATATCGTTATCTAACATGCGTATTCTGTCAACTAGTGCAATTAAAGTAGTGTTTGCTTCACCTATCACAGGTTTAATTTCTGTTGTTACCCATTTCCAAATGTAATATACAAAATAGCCAAGACCCATCGCGGCTATTATTGGAAATCCGTATTGATTAATTTGTGCTATTAATTCTTCAGTCATGGTTAATCCCTACGTGCATCTTCTTTGCCTTCATTAGCGGCAATACGCTCTATATTTGGCTTAACGCCAAGAACATGACTTAACAATGCGTCGATTTTGACTAAGTCATTATTCATTGTTTGTACTCTATTATCCAAAGCACCAATGATATTTTTAAGTCCATTAACACCACCAGTTACACCTGCTAGTATGAACTTAACTGTTAAAAATACAAAGTACCCTGCACCAATAGCACCTGCTATTGGGAAACCTACTTCTGCAACTATTTTTAAAAAATCCATATATTTTTACTTAAAGATAATATACGTATTTATTACCGTATTGATTATTACGGTTTTGGAAATTGTTTTATGTTAAGAAATTTTAGTCGTAAAAAAACCCACCTTGCGGTGGGTTTTTATAACTGTTCTAAGAACTGTTTTTAACTATCTATTTCTTGTATTAAGAGAAAGACAAGTTAGAAACTGCAACTTCACCTAAGTAGTCGCCAGCATTACCAAATGAAGATGCTGTGTTAGTCAGCTCCACGTAGCCATATCTCGTCATAAATGAAACTACTGGCTCAAATGTACTAGGATCTAGTACTGTACCACTACTCATTAATGGAATGTACGGACAGTAGAAAGATGGTGCATCTGATTCACTAGAACCTTTGTAACCAACTAGTACTGCTGTACTGTCTGCCGCATATGAATCAACATATACTTTCATAGCGCCATTTAATGTACCAACAAACTTAGTGTTTGTAGGAGCTTCAAATGAACCTTCTGTACTACGAGCAAATGCTGAAGTAGTTGCAGACTGTAGGATTGTTAATGATTGTGGACTAGTTACTGCCCAGTTACCTGCGCCACGACGTGTACGTTGTGCGATTAAGTTAGCAGTTCTGTTAATTAAAACAGCTAGTGCCGCATGCTCGTCACCAACGAAAGTTGCAGTACCAGATACTGCCGCTTGGTCGTATGTAAACTCAGTGTTTGCTAATGAACGTAAAGATTGTAAAATCTCTTGATCAATTTCAGCAGTAATTTCTTGTGCTAGAGCCGCCATAATTTCAGCTTCAACATCAATACCGTGCATTGAATTAGCATCTTGTGCCGCTTCAAATGTCCAACGTGCTTGTAACTTACGTGTCTTAGCTTCAACAGCTTGTTTCAATAACTGAACACTAATGTTACGACCACCGTTACCTTCAAGAGCTGATGTAGCACCACCTGTGTAAGCCGCTTGTGTAGCGCCTGTACCAGCCGAGTATGCTGTAGCAATCTTGAATGGACTCAATGCTTCGTCACCTGCAGTAGTGTCTGTGTTTACAGCACTAGTATCATTCATTGTAGTGCCATAACGTACACGTAATGTATGAATTTGACTTACTGGACCTGACATTGGCTGTACACCAACTAGGTCGTTAGCAATTACCGTAGGCATCACACGTCGAATTACTGGTAAAATTACACGGTTAAGTGTAGCAACGTTACCAGATGCAGTAGCGCCAGCTGACGCACTTTCCGCTAAGTGGTTACGAGTGTTTTCTAAAACAACACCCATAGTTGTTCTTTTTGTACCTTGTAGACCTTCTAGCAAGGCGTCTTTAGTCTCTGACCAACGACTTTCGATTAATTGTTCTGACATTTTTTTCTCCTAAAAATCAGTTAATTAAAGACCTGCTAAACGTCGAATATCAACAATATTGTCGATACTCTCTTTGCACAGTTCTTTTGTTTGTTGTTTATCACCAGTAACTTCGGTTTTACTCTCAGTTAGTGCTTTCTTACGTTTTACATCTGAACCTACAGACTTATTGGCAAGAACGGCTGGTAAGTATTTCTCAAATGTATGTTGAAGTCTTGAAGTTTGAACGTTTTCAAGTAAGTTCTGCATTACTTCTGCTTTGTCTTCTTGTAGAGGACTTAACAGTTCATCCATAGTCTTGGCACGTTCGTTTGATTCCTTAATGGTCTCAACTTCTTTATTTTTCGACTCAACTAATACTTTCGCTTTCTTAATTGTTTCTTTCGCTTCGGCTAACTTCTCATCACGCTCTACAATCTTATCAGTTAGTTCACGAACTACTGCGTTCTCATTTAAATGAGTACCAGTGAATTCTGTAGCGAACGCTTCAAAGATACGACGTCCAAAGTTATTCTCACGAGCAACTTTAACATCTTCTTGTAATTGTGATAATTCGTCTTCTAGACGCTTGGCAACAACAGATTCAATTTTTTCAGAATTTTCTTTAACAAATGTTGTTTTAAGAGTTTCTAGTTTATCCTTTGCTTCTGCTACAAGTCTTACTTTAGTTTCAATAACTTCTTTCTTATCTTGTGCAAATTCTTTAATCTCTTTAGCAAGTGACTTAACTACAAAGTCTTCTAACTTTTGCATACCTTCTGCTTGAATTTGTCTATCTTGTCTTAAATCGTTAATTTCTTCAGATAACTTAGTAACCATAAATTTATTAAATTTATCGCTATTTTCAACCATCTTCTTGTTGAACTTAACACGGTCTTCAGCAAGTTGTTCCTTTTCAGTAATAACTTCTTGAATTTCCGCTTCAAGACTTTCGGATACCATACGGTCTAGTGCTTCCACCATTGTTTGTTTGTCATGCTCATAACGCTGTGCGAATTCTTCGCGCAACTCAGTGCGTACTTCTTCACGAGTCTCGTTTAGTTTTTTCTCCCATTCTTCCTGGATTGCTACACGAGTATCTTCGTTAATAAGTTCACTGTCAAGCAAGGGTTTCATTGCATCTAGCATCGATTTCTCCTATAATTTGAGGTCTTTGATAAGTTGAATAATTCCACTTTTCAAAAATCTCTGTGCTGTGATACTTTCTCTAGCATCAGAAGCCATTTCTAGCAACTTAGAACCACCTTCCATATTCAACAATCCTTCGTAAATTGCTGTTGGATACGCATCAGGCGCACTAGGTTGTGCTACAACGTCAACTGTTACTATTTCAAAATCACTTACATGTCCGTTGCTTTCGTTAACGTTACCGCTACCTCGGCTCGAGACACCTAATTTAACGCCATTACTCAACATGGTTTCAACTAATGTCCCCATTGGAGTTGGCAATATTTTTAATTTACCGAAACCGTTTGCGCCTTCCATCCACATATCTGTGATAACGTGACTCACACGGTCTAAGTTAATTTTTAAATCATCTGGGTGGTCTAATTCACCCAATACAGAATATCCACCGCCAATTTGTTCTTTTAATGTTTTAACAGCATTATTAATTTCATTAACTGGGTAGATACGCTGGTTGGCGTTCTTCACATCACCTTGGATGCAAAGTCCTTTCATGAATAATGATTTACCTTCTGTGCCTTCTTCATGCTCAAGTACTACTTGAGCGGCATCAAATGATAAATTTTCTTGTAAGAACGCCATTTCTTATTAACCTTTTTTAGGTGCTGGTGCTTTTTCTAACTTTGCACCGCCTTCTGGACCATCAACGCCTAAATCTTGTGCTTTAGGAGCAGGTCGACCTTTTTCTGCTGATGTATCTGTACTTACAGGCTTAGCATCTGTTTTTGCTTTCTTGCCTGCATCGTCTGCATTAGCACTCTTAGTGTTTACAGAACCTTCTTCTGAAGTAGTTGGCTTAGGAGCCGCTTCTAATTCTGCGCTCTCTTCTAACTCTTCTTTAGACTCATCTTCTTCTAATTCTGCATCAGCGTCTGCACTTTCTTCAAATGAAAGTTCTTCTTCCGCTTCTAATTCGTCTGCAACTTCTTCTTCTGCACCATCGTCGATTAACTCGTCGAATTCAGCCATTAACTCATCTAACTTATCTTCTAAATCAACAACACGGTCTTCAATATCTTCGTGCTCTTCTTCGTGATCGTCAGGTTCGCCGTCATTGTCAAAGTCCATATCAACAACTTCTTCTTCGTTGTCGTCTAATTCAATGCCTTCTTCGTCAGCTTCAACGTCGTCGATAAAATCATCAACTTCGTCGCCGCCGATATCGTCTTGCATTAGGCTTTCGTAAATTTCACGTGATTTACCAACAACTATTTCATGAAAAAGATCAGAAGCCTTCTGATCTTCGTCGTTGATAACGTACTCAATTAGTTTCTCAAATTTGTTACTCATTGTTAACTCCAAAAATTAAAATGTTCGTGTGTATATTTACAAGGAATGTAGAAATTCCAAGCAAAAAGGTGCCTTTTTTAAGAATTTTGTGTGATTTTGTGTGGTTTTAAGATTTCTACTTAAAAACCTCCGCCCATATCCTCGCTTGGAGCAGAATACATTGTTTGAATTTTCTCTAACTTTTCTTTACGTTCGATATTACGTATGTCATTCATTTGACGTAACTTATTAATTTGTTTTAACGTAAGACGGGTTTTACGCAAATCGTCTTTTGTGATTTGTGTATTGTCATCTTCTAAATCCTGGTATCCAGGAACTGCTTTATTGAAAAGTTCGTTTAATATCATAGTACTATTTATGGTAATCCGCCAACATCTCCGCCTGGTGTAGGTGGTGCTTCAGCGGCCATTGGATTTAATTCTGCATCAACTCCGCCTTCCGGACCCATATCTTCGTCAGGCATATCTTCCATTCCTGCAAGTTCATCCATAGTTCCAATATCGCTTTCAAATCCACCAGGCATGACACCAACACCACGTAAGTCTTGTCCTTCTGCATCAATATTTTGCTGTTTGGAGTTTTCTTCTTCCCACTGTTCCTCGTTTTTAGTCATTTCTTCTTCGGATAAACCTAAGTAACGCTCCAATAAGAAACGCTTACTAAGATATGGATATTGCTCTAAATTATTAAATGTTGAAACTCGTGTTGCATCTAACTCACTTTGTCTGTAACTAGCAAAGTTCTGCGGTTCATTAAATTTAATATCAAATAAACTACTATCAATATTAAATCCTCTGTACGCTAAGTAAAGTTTAAATTCTGTATTAAGAATACGTGCCAAAGACGCTTGTAAACGCTTACAGTATTGATTAAATCTAAATTCCTGAATAAGTGCTGTACCTAAACGTCCATCAGTTAGTGGAGATGGATTATCATCTGGTCCACTTGGTAAGTAACTACTTGGTACACGTAAACCACGTGCTAACTTATTATTAAAATAGCGCAAATCATCAATTTGACCTAAGTTTTCACCGCCAGGTAATGTATCTACTTTAGAACCACGTCCTTCGGCGGTTTGTGGAAAGAAGAAGTCCTCGTTTGTTGATAATGGATTATATGTTGCATCCAACATATTATTACCGCCACCATCTTGTGTAGGAATACGTCTTTGATGAATTTCATTTTTAACACGTTCCACAAAACTCATTGCCATATGACTAGGCATATTACCAACATCAATGTAGAACACACGACGTTCAGGTGCTCTTTGGATTCGGTAGATTAAAATAGCATCTTCAAGCATTTCTTTTTGCTTGAATACTTTGTAAACGTTTTCTAAGATACTAGTACCAAACGGCCAAGTAACATCAAGTCCTTCTGTTAAACTCATATGCACAACGTGTTTAGCATCAATAACAGACTCTTTCATTGAATTAGAAAAACGTGTGCCGTTATTATTTAAATTACCACCACTTACAGGTGCTTGATTTGGTGCAGTATAACCACCACGTGCAGGGTTTACAGAAAAGTCATCTGTATTTTTAGCCGCAACTGTTAAGTTTTGAAAATTAGGATTAATATCCTGGATAACGTACTGCTCTGGTTCTTTACCGTCGCTTTCATTAACAATTACTCTTGATACTTTAGTAGGTTCAACCCACATAAGTTTAAAGTTTTCAGGGTCTCTAATGAATACTTGGTCACCGTACTTAATTGTATTACGAAATATTTTAAATAAACGCTCGTTGAACCTATTAAGTTTAACCCACTGTGATAATTGCTCTTTAAGAATGTTAACTTCGTTATCTGTTGGTTTTTCTTGATACTTAATATCAAATGGACTATCCGTAATATCGTTTGCTTGTGTACTGAACTCAGAAATAATATCTAAACAAGCATTTACTTCACTATCCATATCCATCGCTTCGTATTGATTGTAACGTTCAACACGGTTAGGATGCCCTGTATAAACTTCAGGAAGTTTACTTTGATAGTTTCTAAATGCGAAGTTACTTGATTGTGGTGTGTTGTTAGCACCACTTAGTGGACTAAACTGTCCTGATGTATCAGCAACTTTAAAATATTTTTTCCATGGCATATGGATAACCTGTTTTAATTAATATTGCTGTATTTATGCTGTTTGTAAAATGTTACTAAATTATCCTACCTGTACATGACGTTGAATTTCTTTAGTATTTTTATTTCCTTGATTTAACACCGCCACAATAACATCCAACTTTTTACCCATTTCATTTAATGCATCGATTTGTTGTTTAGTAGTTTCTTTAGGAATAGTGTTTTGGATTCCTTCTTTATTTGGGTCGTAATCCACATCGGGTTTATTAAATCTACTTAAGATCTCATTAACTTTATCCCATAATTCTTTATTTTCTTTAGTTGGTGCCATTAATGCTTCGCCTGTTCTGCCAGAAGCACTGATTAAGTTTTTTGCTTTTTCCATGACTTGTGGTTCAACTTGTGTCATGTTCATTCCTTTGCCTAAAACTTTTGCTTCAACCATTCCTTGGAAAAGTGCCCACCCATCTTTATGTTTTGCGGCTCCTTTAAATTGTTTAAAATAATCCTTACCTAATCCAAACTCCTCAAACATCTTAGTTGTACTTTTAATTCTTGCTAAACGCTCTTTTTCAATCTTGGTAGTAATGTCTTCTATTTTTTTATCAATGGTATCGATTTCACCATTAATTTCATTCATTCTTTGTCTACTTGCTTCGTCTTTGGGTTGTGCCATTCCGCCAAATCCAGCGTTACCTAGTTTTTTGTACTCGTCTTCTAATTTTACTTTATCGCGCATTAACTGCTGTTTTGTCATTTCGGTACTTGTTGCAACTCTTGGTTTATTAACAATATCACCAGTTAAAAATAAATTATAAGCCGCTTCAGCCGCCATGTTAGTTGCATCTGCAAAACCACGTAATGCTTTTGCCGCATTCTCACTATCCATAAACATTGCCGCTATTTTTGTATTAGTGTCTTCTAACGCAACAAGAGCACCCACAGCACCTTGAGTAAGGTCGTCTGGTTTTTTAGTTTGTTTGGTTTGAGTATCTGTTGCTTTACCTAATTCTTTAATTGATGCATTTGCAAAATCCACATTTCTTGCGTAATCAGTGTAAACACCTGCTTGATTACCTGTTGCTTTTGCTAATGCAGTCATTGGTTCCATATTTGCTTTAATTGCATTTTGGAATAATATTAATGCTTCGTGACCTGTAATTTGTCCTGCATTTAACTGTTGCATGATTTTTGCAGATCGGCCAGCAGTTGAACGGAATAATTTTTGTGCCGCTTCTGATTGTGTAAACCCAGTTGCTTGGTCACGCATACCTTGTGCTAGTTCACCACTAAATGCACTTAATCCATTATTAAGAGCATTCATTTGAGCAAATTGTTCTTTACTTGCTCCATTTAATGTTGCACGCCATCTACTCTCACCCATTGCCGCATCAACAATCTTCTGTTGTTCTTTTCTGGATAGACCAGTAAGTTTAGCAATTAAGTCTAGTTCTTTAGCGTATTTTGCAGTTCCGTCTTGCAATGTTTTTGAACTAAACGATTGTTCACGTCCTATTCTACGTTGCAAATCAGCGTAGTTAATAAATGTTTCGCCTATTTCCTCTGTACTATAACCTAGTAAACGTAGTTGGTTATCAATACCATTTATACCTTTTCGTGTTTCGCTTCTTAATTGACCCATTGTATCAGCAAAGACACCAGATACATCATGTGCAGTACCAGATAACATTGCCAATTGTTTACTTGAATTACTTAAAAGTGCAGTATATGTTTTTAATGGTATTCCTGCATCAGCAAAGTCTTTTGCTAAACCTTTAATTCCTTGTGAACCAATTAAACCAACATCACTAAGTTGTCCAAATGCATTATATCCTGCTTCAATTTGTTCAACTGAAAACTCAGCGGCTTTACCTACTTGACCAACTAACCCTGCAATTCCATCACCAACAACAGGAATCATTTTTGCTAGATTTCCTAAACCACTGGAAAATCCTTGTATGGCAGTATTAACTACACTAAACGCAGTATTACCACGACCAAGTTGACCTGCAAAGCCAACCATCGAACTCGAAACAGTCTTAAATGCAGAAGCCATTTGTTTTGACCTAAATGCCGCATCTTCCATACCGGCTTCGGCATTAGAAACTGCATTTAAAAAACTTCTAACTTGTGCATCATTAACTTTTTGCCCAGCACTAACTGACTTCATTATTGAGTTTACTGCACTGTTAATTGCATTATCGATGTCGTTATTATCTGGCATAAGTTTTACGTTTATAAATATTGATTATCTATATTTATGTGAGAAAAATATGAGCAATAATCCATTAACAGAATTCTTTAGAAGTCCAAGCATTTACTTACAACTTCCAAGTAACGGCGAATTTTATCCTGAAGGTACGTTGGATATGCCAAAAAATAACGAATTGCCTGTATATCCAATGACAGCAATTGACGAAATTACATACAGAACACCAGACGCATTATATAACGGCTCTGCTGTTATTAACGTAATACAAAGTTGTGTTCCTAATATCAAGGATGCATGGGCAATTCCAGGCATTGATGTTGATGCTATCTTAGCCGCAATTAGAATTGCTAGTTACGGACATGAAATGGAAATCTCAACAACATGTCCTAAGTGCGAAGAAACTGTTGATTACGGAATTGACTTACGTAATGTATTAGAACAAATGCAAGGAATTGATTATCAAGAAAGTGTAACTGTTGGCGATTTGGAAGTGTTTTTTAAGCCACTAAATTATAAACAAATCAACGAAAGTAATATTGTTCAATTCGAAGAACAAAAATTAATGAATGTAATTGAAGATTCAGAATTAACAGAAGAAGATAAATTAGAACGCTTATCGGATGCATTTAATAAAATGACCAAATTAACAATTGATTCAATTGCACAAAGTGTTAATTACATTAAGACACCAGAAACGCTAGTAGAGGACACAGAATTTATTAGTGAATTTTTAAATAACTGTGAACGTAGTGTATATACAAAAATACGTGACCACATACTAAGCATTAAAACACAATCAGAATTAAAACCACTTGAGATTACTTGCACAGAATGCGGACACGAATATAAACAACCGTTTACGTTGGACATGTCGAATTTTTTCGACTAAGGCTATTAGTTCTTGACACAGAAGACATTGTAAAATATGTCGAAAGTATGGACAAAGAAACTAGTAGCCTTAAAGAAGAGGCTCTTAGGATGTGTTGGAATATGAGAGGTGGGTTATCATATAACGAAGCACTACATCTTAGTCACAACGAACGTATTGCTATTGGCAAAATAATTAAAGACAATTTAGAAACAACAAAAAAATCAGGACTACCTTACTTTTAGGAGATATCAAATGGAAATTAATTTACAACAAGCAGAACACGAAACTAAAGATTGGTTAGAATACCACGTAGAGACACCAAAAAAAGAATTAGGCGGATTTGCACTATGCCCATTCGCTAAACAAGCACGTTTAAAAAACAAAATTACATTTAGGCTTGGTAAACATCCACTTAATGATTTAATTGAACATGCAAAAAATGGCAATCAAGGATATGATGTGTTTATGTTTGTGTACGACCCAGAAGAATGGAACGCAGACGAATTTCACGAAATGATTTATAAAGGTAACGACGAATACTTAGCACAAGTAGATTTACTGTCATTGCCTGACCACCCACACGACCCAGAAACAATCAATGGCATTAGTTGTAATCAAGGAACATATGCATATAGTATGATTGCACCATTAACAGCATTAAATGAAGCAAGTGCTAAGTTACATAAATCAGGTTATTATGATTCATGGGATGCTAGTGTTGAATACATGAAAGCATTGTTCAGAGGACGCAAAGACCCTAGAACTTAAATTTCACTTAACTCTTTGATAGTTTTTAGTTTACTATCGCGCTCACATAATTGTATATATTTGTTTTTGTCTGTTGACCATTCACTACCAGTCCACCATTCAAAACCTTGTATATGTGCTTTGTAAATACTTCCTTTTTCGTATCCTGGACCCATATAAACATACATAAAATCGTTATCCTTTGCCCAACGCAATTCATGTATTAAACTTTTATGTCCAATCTTTTCTTCCGGATTATTGTAATTCCAACAAAACATTACAGTTTCTAAACTAGTTTCAGTGTACATTCGTAACTTACTCCAAGCAACAGGATTATGATTATAATAATAAGTCATATTGTAATCGCACTCTAACCATTGTGTTACTTCGCCGTGGAAGTTATCGCTGTACTTGTGATGGTTACAATAATTTAAATAAATGTTTTCTATTAATTCATTACTAATGTTAGTATCAAATTTATAATGCACAGCATTATCTTGTTTATTATCTTTCTCTTGTAAAAAAGGGTCCTTACTAGTAAAGTTGTTTAAGTTGCATCTAGTACTACGACATTGGTACCAGTTATAACTACCGTCTTCTTTTAAATCCGTAAGCCAGCCTTGATTAAGTGCATCGTTCACTTCGTTGTCATTTACATCAACTAATGTAGCACTGTAATGCTCCATGTGTAAATGTTCTTGAACGCCAAATTTATGATCAAATACAATTTTCATATAACTACTTATATCTTTTAAACTTTGGGAATTAATAATGGATTACTATATGATTTGGGCAAATAAGGAAGGTGATATTTCGGATTTGGATTGGGTTAATAACATGAAAGGTTTTTTAGATCACTTAGTATCCGAAAATAAGTTAGAGGGATATAAAATCACACGTTGTAAAATGGGTTTTAGAAGTCTTGCTGATATGCCTGAATGGCAAATTATTATGGAATGCAAAGACATGGCTCAACTTGAAGATGCATTTAAACGTGTAGCTCCGCTCAAGGGTGAGTTAGAAGAAAAACACCGTTCATTTAATCAATTTGTAGCAGATGACATTCAACATGCATTGTTTACTGACTGGCCTAATCCAAATTTATAAAGTTTCTGTTCCTATAATTGATTCGTACGTTCGTTGATTCCAAAACATTTTCCCTAATTTATTAGGGCATATATCACATTGTGGTATAGGATGCGAATAATATTCTTCAAACAGTGTTAAATCATCATCACGCAAATTAAATAAATCAACAGTGGGCTGTTCTAAATAAAATGCCCAATCAGGATCATTCAATTGCTTTGTTGCTGTGAGATTGTCTTTAATTGTACCAAGTAAAGGACATTTATAGAGTTTACTTCCAACTACACACGCACATACATTACCAATACATCCGTTT